GGCCAGCCCAGAGCCGACTACTTCCCTGACCTTTTTGAAATGGCGATCGGCGACGCGAATACCCCGATCACGGCGCTTGTCCGGCACTACTCCACGCTGATGGTCTATAAGAGCAACAGCGCGTACCGCGTCGAATACGGCAGCATCACGCTGGCTGACGGCCTTGTAACCGCCGCATTTTACTCTGTGCCGGTCAACAGAACGATAGGTAACGCAGCCCTCGGGCAGTCTCAGCTCGTGTTAAACAGCCCTCGTACGCTGTTTGGCAAGGAATGCTACGAGTGGAGAAACAATGCGTCGTATTCCTCCAATCTTTCCCTCGACGAGCGTCAGGCAAAGCGTATGTCAGATCGCGTATATGCGGCGCTGGCGGAGTTTGATCTCGCCGAGTGCAAGTGCTACGACGACAACCCCAATCAGGAGTATTACGTGTGCTATGACGGCAAGGCGCTTGTGAACAACTACGCCGCCGACGCATGGTACATATACACCGGCTTTGACGCGGCCTGCATGGTGAGTTTCCACGGAGACTTATACATCGGCACATCCGATGGGCGTTTTAAGCGCATGGCTTACGAATACCTTTCCGACGACGGCGATCCGATAGACGCATACTGGGAGTCCGGCTCCATGAGCTTCGGTTCGGACTACATGCGGAAATACGCCGCATCCCTCTGGATAGGCGTTAAGCCTGAGAGCAACAGCGAAGTGTACGTGACAGTTCAGACCGACAGGAAGAGCGTCTACACCGAGAAGGTAGTTGCATCAAGGCTTTCGACCTTTGACCATGCGAACTTCGCGCATTGGAGCTTTTCGGTAAACCGCAAGCCCCATATGAAGAAGCTCAAAATAAAGGCAAAGAAATTCGTGTTTTACAAGCTGATCTTCAAGTCGAATTCTTCCGATTCCACGGCGACGCTGCTTGCGGCGGATATCCGGGTCAGACAGACAGGCTACGCAAAATAGGAGAGAAATATGCTGACAAAACTTCTCACAGATTTGTATATCTTATCGCTGCTCGACGATGAGCCTAACGACGTCGGGGGTATGTCCTCGGTGGAGCTGAAGGCCAAGTTCGACGAAGCAGCGAACACTATCAAAACCTACATAAACGAGTCCCTCATACCTGAACTTGCCGGTGCTAACGGCGCTGAAAGCGTCGGCATTGATGCCGTCCCCGGTCTTACCGGAGTCAGCACAGTGCAGGCGGCTCTTGCGAAAATTGAAGAGCAGATGGCTGAGATGACTCAGGGCGCTGTTGCCAATGAGTCCATCACAACCGCAAAGCTTGCGGCTCTTGCCGTGACCTCCGCGAAGCTGGCGGCAGCGGCAGTAGAAACCGCCAAGATAAAAGATGAGGCAGTTACCACTCCGAAGCTCGCCGCCCTTGCTGTCACAGCGGCACGGCTGGCAGACCTTGCAGTTGAGACTGCAAAGATAAAAGATAAAGCCGTAACTACCGAGAAAATCGCCGACAAGGCTGTGACTACGGCGCAGCTCGGCGACGCGAGCGTCGGAACAGCGCAGCTTGACGCACTGTCAGTCACGGCGGCTAAACTCGCTGCGCTCGCAGTCGAGACGGCTAAGATAAAGGACGGTGCCGTGACGATGGCGAAGCTTGCAGACCATGCGGTATCGGTCGATTACACGGTAACGCTCGACACAACGTGGAGCGGTGACGCTGCCCCGTACACCAAGGAGCAGACGATAAACGGCATTCTGGCAGCAGATGCGCCGCTCATTGACCTTGCCCCGTCGGCGACCTTCGCGGACGCGGAAAAGCAGGCGGACGCATGGGCACTCATTTACCGCGCGGTGACGGCGGCGAACAAGATAACGTTCTACGCCAAGGCAAAGCCGACAGTCTCGATACCGTTGCAGATACGCTGCATAAGAAAGTGAGGGGGAAGGAATGGGCGAAGCATTCATAACACGCCGGGGCGGGGGAACACCCTACGCGGCCATCGGAGTGACATACCCCTCGGGGAGCGTCTGCACCTGCACGAACGGCACACTGACGCTGACGGCGAAAGACACGAGCGGCAAGGCGATATTCGTTATCCCCTCCGCCGGGACGTGGACGGTCACGGCGGTCAGCGGCAGCAAGAGCACGAGCAAAACGGTATCAATCACCGCCGAGGGGCAGGTCGAGACTGTAACGCTGATGTTTGAGCTTATCCTGTTTGACGGCGGTGACAATACAGGTGTTACGGGCGGCTGGAAAGGAACAGGCGTTACACCAACCGTGTCTAACGTGTTGTCTTTTAGTATAACAAACACAGACGCAACGTTCCCTAAAGCTGCCAGTGTTTATACGGGGAACAAATTTGACCTCTCGAAATACAACAAACTGACAGTAGTAAAATCTGAGGCTAACGGTTGGTATATTGGAGTAACCGAAAACAAGTTCTCATGGAGCACTTATCCTCCGGGTGTTGCCGACATAGGTTTTATCGCTTATGCTAACTTGCACACCAGTGATGCTCGTATTGAACTTGATATTAGCGGAATAAATACAGAATGTTATGTGGCGACATATGAAATGCTCGGTTCCATAAATCCCGAAGTGGGGGCAAAAACTAGTTCTGCCACACTTACTAATATCACGCTTAGTTAAGGGAGACAGGAGATGAAAATTTATATTGATAATGAATACAGGTGCCATGTCTCTAATGACGGCAATATGCGCGAATTTGACTTGCCCTTTTTCGGCGGCAAGTGTACAGAGTTTATTGAGGGGTACAGATATGTGCCGAGCGGCGAGACGTGGACACGCACGGACGGTCAGGCGTTCAGCGGGGAGATGATAGCCCCGTGGAAACCATACACCAAGCTCTACAAAGCGCAGTTAGAATATGAGGTAGCGCAATATGAAACGGCATTATCAGAAATCGAGACTGCGTTGGAGGTACAGAAATGACAATTGAAGAACGGAAGAATGTCATCCTTGCCAAAATCGCCGAGATCAAGCAGGGTGGAACTGATGAGGAAAAACAGGACATGCAGAACGCCCTGAACGTGCTGGGGGTAACGGTCAATGAGTAAAGGGAAATGGACACAGGCGGCTGAAGCAGTTGCGTCAGACACAACAGAAGCTTTGCAGACGGTTTATGATGCGCTGAATCACGGCCAACAGCAAAAGATTCTCAAGAACACAAAGGTTAAAGAGCTTTTCGACCGGTATGGCGTGGAGTATACGGAGTAGGAGGCAACTGAATGAGCGCGAAAACAATATATGACCGGCTCCGCAGCCACGGCATGACTGTAGCCGGAGCGTGTGCGATGCTCGGCAATATGCAGGCGGAAAGCGGCCTCAAAGCCAACATCGCGCAGCGCGGCATGACTACGCTGACCGATGACGAGTACACCCGTCAGGCCGACAGCTACGCCATTTCTCAGGCAAAGTTTGTCCATGACGCTGTCGGCTACGGCCTGTGCCAGTGGACGTATTGGAGCCGCAAAAAGGCTCTCGTCGAATATGCCCACGACATCGGCAAGAGCGTCGGCAATGAAGCAGTGCAGGTAGATTTCAGCATCGGCGAACTGAAGGCAAGCTACGCCAGCCTTTGGAGTTTCCTATGTACGACCGAAGATACATACGAAGCGACAAGCCGCATCTGCACCGAGTATGAGCGCCCCGCTGTGAACAACATCAACACGCGGTATGGCTTCGCTCAGAAGTTTCAGGCCGAGTTTGCAGACGGCGCAGAGCAGACCACGGACGAT